ATGTTTTTATTTTTATGTTATACTATTTCAGTAATTAAATTTGCCGGCGTGTCGGAACTGGCAGACGAGACAGACTCAAAATCTGTTATCCGCAAGGGTGTGTGGGTTCGAGTCCCACTGCCGGCACCATTTCTATTATTTCAAAAAATTATTGAGATTAATTTAGTTTATTAAAAGTAGAGTTTTTAACTCTGCTTTTTTTTATGATTTTTTAAGAATGTTGAAATTTCAATAAATATTTTTTGATTTTTTTGTAAAAAGGTGTTGACATATTGTTTTGAATATGTTATAATCTATATAACAAAGGAGGTGAACGTTAGATGAGCAAAAAGAAGAAACAAAAATGTTTCAAAAAATCAAGCAATAAAAAAGATAAGTTCTTAAAAATCACTTTAGCAACAACGATAATAAACTTACTAATAGCGATAATAGAACTTATCATAAAACTTCTTGATTTGATTGAGGGTAGTAAATAACCCTCAATCCCCTCATCTATATTATATATGAAAAACAAAAAAAATTCAACAGAAAAAATTTTAAAAACTATTATAATACTTAATTTGATATCTATAATATTAAGTATTATAAATATTATATGGAGGTAAAATGGAAAAAGAAAAAAAAACAAGAAAGGGATTTAAAACTCAAAAAGCTCAAAATGAAGCGACTAAAAGATATCTTGATAATAATCCCGAAAAAAGAGCAAAGTTCAGGATATCAAATTATAAATCAATTTGTAAATTATTTTTGAGAGAATACGCTCAAAATGAAGATTTATCAGAAATCGAAAAAATTATAGTTGACCGAAAAAAATTTTTAAAAAAACTTTAAAAAAGTGTTGACATATTGTATTGAATATGATATAATTTATTTGAAAGTAAGATAAGTAATAAAAAAAGACGACTAAGTGCTGCAACACAAAGTCGTCAAGCAAAAGACAAATTTAATATTGGTGCGACCCTCAATTAAATAGCTATTGCTTTTTAATTGTATCAAAAAATTTTAAATTTGTCAAACTAAATTAAAAATTTTAGGAGGACAAAAATGAAAGTATCAAACAAAAAAGTAAATTTAGCAATTAAAAAATTAGAAGAATTAGAAGATGAAGGTTTTGAGTTAAGAACTGACCTTACAAGACCTGATTGGATATCCTATAGAAATAAAAAATATTTTCTATATCAAAGTACAATGGATGGTTTTGCTTGTCCAGGAACTTACGGAATGTTAGTTGCAGGTTTTAAAACTCAAAAAGAATTTATTGAATATGTAGAAAGTTTATAACTATGAAAAGAAAAAATTTTCACGATTTTCTATTAAATGAATACTCTAATCATTTAATGTTAAAATCAAAAAATTATTATGATTCAACAAAATATTATATACACCTAATTGTTGAAAATTCTGAAAATGTCTTTATAAACGATATAGATTTCAAATATTGTTCTGATTTAATAGTTAGATTTAAGACTTTAAAAAAATCAACTAATAGATTAATCATACTCTTAAAATCAGTTTTACATTTTGCTTATGATTTGAATTTAATCAATAATATTTCTTTTTTAAAAAAGTTTAAAAGAGAATATAAAGTAAAACGTAAAAAAGTTTTTTTAGAGAAAAAAGAACTTGAAGATGTTTTAAACTTTTTCGAACAATCTGATAAAGAGTTATTTTATATAATAAAGTTTTTAACTGCATCAGCACTTAGAGTTAATGATTTATTAGAAATAAAATTTGACTCAATTAACGAAAATTTTATTAATTTCAAAAATCATAAACGAAATATTTTTTGTAAATTAATTCTAAACAATGAACTTAAAGATATAATTAATTATCAAAAGATTAAGTTAAAAAGTATTAGAGAAAATAAAAAAAACTTCAATAAAGAAAATTATTTATTCTTTAATGAAGAAGGTAAAAAATATGAATATCATATACTACAACATAGATTATTGCAATACAAAAAAATGAGATTACACTTTCATATTTTTAGACATACTTGTGCAGCAATTATGAGAGAACAAGATTTCTCAATAGAGATGATTTCAAAAAAATTACATCATGCAAATATAAGTACTACAACTATGTACTATTTGCATGACACAGAAGAAAAAATAAAAAATGATTTTAAAAAGTTTGCTGAAATGCAAATTTTAAAATAAAAAAATAAATTTAAAGGAGATTGAAAAAATGAAAGAAAGAATGAAAACAGAATTAAATGTAGAAATGAAAGACTTGAAATTAGTCAATGTAAAATTTGATGATAGCGACAAAGAATACACATTTCTTCATCCATTTAAAAAAGTTGAAATTGGGCAATATGTAATTGTTCAAAATATGCTTGATGAAAATAAAACATACTCACCAGCAAGAATTGTTGGTATATTAGATAAAGAAGTAACTATATCAGATGTGCAAGAGAGAGCTTTTGTACAAGGTTACTTTTACATTTTTCACAGCGAACAAAATCTTGAATTAAATTTTAAAAATTATGATTTAAAAATGAGACAACAAGATGAAATTGTTGAAACAAATTTAATAAATTACGCAACCCAAATACTTAACAACATTCTAAAAAATAATATAGAAGATTTTACAAATGATGATATTGATTTTAAATATATCACTCAACCGTCAATCAACCATAAATTTAAAAATGACGGATATTATAAAAAAATGGACTTATATCACGGAGAACTAAGAAAGAGATTACACGTTGTTTTGATTTCAAATAAAAACAAAGAATGTTTGTATTTTGAAGAAAAACAACTTGAATTAACAGATATAAACAATCATAACACATCATCAATATTTTATGAAACAAGTTGTTCAAATAAATATGAAAATAATCCTGATTATGTAATATCTGACTATCCTTTATCATATCACGATTTAGCACTAACACAAGATGATGTATTTGTTATAATAAAAGATTTAAACAAAAGCAATTCAATAAAAAGACTTAACTGTATTTTCAAACCTGGAAAACAAAACTTATTAAAAGAATTTAACGTTTTAAATGAAGAATTATTTATAATTCTTCATAACAAGGGATATAGATACTTTAATGATAATTCTAACACGATAGCAGAACTCTTAAATTCTTTAATCAAAGAACAAAAAGATATCATTACAGATTTGTACGATTTAGAAAACGCTGATTTTAAATTTTCTACAGAAAAAAACAAAAACAATGTAGAATTATTAAGTTTTGTAAACAAAGATAATGAAGAAGTTATAATTTATGTTGAAAGAATTTAATATTTAAAAACAAAAAGGGAGCTTAATTGCTCCCTTTTAATTTACTCAAAAGCTTTTTCATCTATCCATTTTGCTTTATTATGGATATATAAATAAGCTCCTTTCCTTGCTGTTATCTTAAAAGTTTGTCCAATCAAGTCTCCTGATTTTCCAACCATTTCAAAACCTTCCATTCCCCAAGGTTTAGTGTCTATGCTGTAACCTGCATTTTTTATCGTTTTTTCTTCTGATATTGTTTCAACTTCTTCAAAAGCCCTGTGGTCTATCCAACCACCTAAAAATTGAGAATACCAGTAATTTCCCCATTTTCTGCTTACAGTTACTACATAACCTTGATAGTCAGCAGTTGTTCCAACATTTTTTTTATCATCACACCACCAAGGTAAGCTGTCTATAGAGTAGTTTCCGTTTATCATATATCTTTCCTGAATTCTTTCCATATATTCCTCCTTAACTTCTTCATCATCTTCTAAATAATTTTTAACCTTATTCACAAAGTCAGTCCATGTAATTCCATTTTTCCCAGAACGAATTTCATGTGGGCAGTCTTTTCCTGACCAGTAATTGTGTTGAACCATTCTTGAAATGTCAATGTTTTCTTCTTTCAAAATCATTGCAGCAAGTTTTGCTCCGTTCTCAACAGATTTGTTATAGTCTCCGTCTGAATTTACACAAATTTCTATTGAAATACTTTCTGTATTTCCTTTGCCTCTGCCGTCTCCCGCATTCCATATTTTAAAACTATGATCGTGAGTTTGTATCGCCATTTCATCATCAACTTGCCAATGCCAACCATAGCCAACTCCTGAACGTGCTTGTAAATTGTGATGTGCTCTAGCATTAGCACCCTCCGACGTGTTGCCTGTTTGGTGTATTGTAAGATAATTTCGTGGATTACCTCTTCCAAAGCTCACCCTATTTGAAACGGCATCTGATACGATAAGTCTTTCTATTTTCATAATTTTACTCCTTATTTTTTCTTTTCTCAATATTTTTTAAAAAGTTTGTAAACAAGCTTGTATCAATTCCCATTTTTTTTAAATTTTCTAAAACTGATGTTACTTCCATCACTAAATATCCTAAGTATAGAACATATACTAAAGTTGTTCCAATTCCATCCGGAACTAATACTGACAGTGGAATAAAAAATATCATCACAATCATACTGCAAATCTTTCTTAAAATTCCATTTATCCCTTTTTGACTTTCAAATTTTATATTATTATTAATTTTAGCTGCAATTGTTCCTGTCGCAAAATCAAGTATCATTGAAATTGCAATTAGTGCTAATATGAAAAGTATCTTTGTATCTTCTGTTTGTAATAAGTTTCTTAAAAATTCTATCATCATTTTTATCATCCTTTCTGTTTTTTTAATAATCTTCTTTTTTCCACTCCAAAGGAGTGTTTTTTGGTCTTGAAATATTTTTGTCTTTTAAAGATGTATAAACTACATTATCATCTAAAACTTTATCGCCTATGTTGTATGTTTTTGTTATAGAATAATTATAAATTGGTTTTAAAGTTTCAGGATCTATCAGTTGATATTTATTTGTTAGTAAAGAGTTAAAATGATTATCAGATTTATGCTCTTGAACAACTTCATAAGCTCTTCTTTCTACTCTAAATCTGTCGCCTTTAAGATAAGGAAAATTTGGTTTATATTCCTCATATTTTTCTATTGGATTTTCTTTATCTTTTGGGGTTTCAACTTCTTCAACTTGTATGTTTAAAATTTCAAAAACGTTATTAATTTTTGTTAATTCGTCTTCAATACTTGTTCGTTTTTCTTCACTTTCAATAATTTTTTGATTTTTTAAATCTAACTGTGCTTGAAGCGTTGCCATTTCAACTTTAACTTTTCCTTCTGCTTCTTTTAAGTCATCTCTTCTTTTTTCAAGTTCTTTTTTTCTGATTTTTACTTCATCAATTGTCATTAGCAATCCTCTCCTTTCTAATCTTTTTCAATTGGAAAAGTTATTTCATCAAAACAAGTCCATTTCTTCCAATTTTCTTCTGACCCGCCACTACGTCTTACTCTTCCATCAGGCTCAATTCTTATTCCTCCGATAGTATAATTATCAAGTAAAACTTTACCATAAAATCTAGTTTTAGGTCTATACACTTCTGGCAGTGTAAAAATTGTTGTTCCCCATTCAGTTTTCCCGCTCATTATTACTCCATTAAGATGCACAACATCTTGTGCATCTTTAAAAAATCTTAATGGACTTACTGGGTCAGTAGCATTTACCCAACCATTTTCTAAATTAGCTTTAATAACTGTTTTCTTTATAGACTTTTCAAACTCTACTTCTTTTCTAAACTTTGTAATCATATCTATATCAAATAAATTATTTAGTATTGAACTTCTCCCAATTGCAATCCCTTTACCGTCTTTGTGAAAATCGAAAATAACAAAACTTGTATATACATAAGTTAGACTTTCGTTTGAAGTATTAAAATCAGATATATTAAGCTTAAATTCATATTCTCTATCAGTTGAAACATTGTATGTTAAAGTGTTTGAATTTAAACTTTTTTCATTTCCTGATACAACTGTTGTCCAAGTTGAACTCCCTCGTGGTCTTCGTTCAATTTTCCAATTGCAAGGGTTTTTGTTTGCAATACTTGACATTTTGAATTTATAAATCAGCTTTACAACTTTTTCATCAGCTTCTGTTCTATCTGCTGAAAAATTTAAAATTTTTGGCGGATCATAGGGTTCAACATTTATCGTTCTTTTTCGAATTTCTGTCTTTCCTCTGCTATCTGTAACACTTATAGATATTTCAATATTTCCACTCTGAGTAATTTCTTTTGTTGTTATATTTTCTCCAGTATAAGTATTCTTATCAACTGTAATGCTTATATTTTTTATAGTAGCACCAGCAAGTCCTTTTGCATTTGTTACAACTTTTAATTTTGAATGATTTTGTACATAAACTCCTAATGCTTTTGATTTTGAATTACTATCTGAAATATCTATATTTAAAATATCCGGGGAGTATTTAGATGGAACTTTCATATGCCAGCCTGAGTTATAAGTTGTCTCTCCAATTTGAACACCATCTTTGAAAGTATTTATAGCAATATCCATAAAAATTGTTGAAGAATTTGGTTGTAAATTGACATGTTCATCAGTCGGAATGAATTTTAAGTTTAATTCTCTAGTTTTTTGTGCAATATAATGCCATTTACTACTTCCATTTTCTCCTCTTATGACATACCATACGTCGTGTGTTACATTTCCTGTAATCTGTTTTTTTATATAAATAGTATGTTCTGTGCCTAAAACTCTTGAACCTTCCATATCGTTACTTATCGTTGACATTCTTGGAATTTTATCAAGTTCTATCGTATCAGAGCCACCGTCAACACTTCCCACAAAAGAACCGTGTATTCTAGCACTTATATCAAGAGTTGTTGACAGCCATACATCTAGTGTCCCATCGGGATTGTGATAAATTCTTTTTTCAAGACTTCCTAAATGAATTGTACTATTCCCTCTTGTGCTTATATTTGAAGATGTTATGTTGTAATTGTTACCAGCGATATTTACTGTATGAGTTCTTGAACCAATATACAGGTCATATCCACTATTGCATACTAGATATAGTGATATTGTTAAGTCGCTATAATTCTTATCAATGTTTTGAGTAGCTTCCCACTCTGTCCTTATCGTATAACCTTTTTTAAACGTTTCTTGATAACTTCCTGATAAAGCCATCTATTCCACCACCTTTCTAAAAGAAAGATTTCCGTTTTCGCGAGGAACAAAGGCAAAGTTACCTATTCTAATGCTTCTTAAAATTCTTGCATCTGTTATATAAAGTTCCTCATTAGAAAAGTATGCTACTTCTTTTTCTTTCATAAAGAAAGATTGCTTTTTAGGGGATAATCTCATTTTAAATTCTCCATCTTTTTTCCCCATTTCCATTCCGTCAATGTCAAAACGGATATAGCTTGATATATCATCAAATTTTCCTTGAAAGACACTTTTATCGTTTTGATAGATTTCTTTAAATTTGTCAAAATCGAAAGTTATAGAATCGTGAGTTTGTTTTATACTTGTCTTAATAAATTCTTTTAGTTTTAAATTATTTAACTCTAGATTATTAAGTTTCTTTGCAAGTTCTGAGTTAGTAGTAGTTAAATTTAAAATTTCTTGTTTTAGTTTTTCATTTTCTTTTTCAGTATCTTCTAGAGCTGGAACCCAAGTAGTTGCAATTGTTCCCTCTTCAATCTTTAATTTTTTTATAGAAAAATTTGGATCTTGATTATTTTCTAAAACTTCAATAAAAAGTTTTTTTACGTCTTTAGATTTTAAAACAACTCTTTTTTGTTCTTTACTTTTTACAACTTCTTTTACTTCTGCAGTATATTCATTCAAAAAGAATTTTAAATCAAAATCTGAAAAATTTATACAATCAAAGCTAAACACATAGTCTTTATTTTGTAATTTTAAATTGTCAAAAAGATAAAAAGCTAGTATGTTGCTATTTACATCCGTATTTCTTTCAACAAGTTTTATACTTTCACAATCTCCCCAATCTTCAACATCGTTTAGTTTGTTGTATTCAATACTTTTAGCCCCAAATGTATGCCATTCTGACTTATTAAAAAAGTCGCTGTTTGGTAGCAAGTTTCTAGCACCAACTTTTACTTTTGATACTTCGCTTGTTACAGATTCTGTTATCTCACTTTTTAAAACTTGATTATTTACTAAAAAATTATTAAAATTTTCTTTTTTTACAAGTCCATTTGTGATTTCTTCTTTAGCTCTTACAGTTAGTTTATCTGCAGTAATACTATTTGCTTTTATTCTGTCTGAATCTAAAAAACCTGTCAAAATCCTATCTGCATTTATAACTCCATCATTACTTATTGCTAATGAATACGGTCCATTCCAACCTGTTGAACTTCCCATTATTCCTCCAAGTCCAATTCGGAGGACATTTTTTGCCTTTTCTTTGGGAAGCTTGTCAACATAATAAGTTCCGTTTTCCGTTTCAATTTTATATCCATTGAGCAATAATTTTTCAAATTTACTTGTTGCCTTTTTTATGCTTTCATCAAATCTTGATGAAAAATCATATCTTCCAATTTCTTTTTTCACTTCTTGAGAAATTTGCTCTTTCCTGTTTTGTAAAAATTCTGATAAGTTTTCAGTTCGATTTATAAACTTTATTTCGTTTTTTGTTTCATCATCCGAATACTTAGTTATTTCTATTATCCTATGTTTTTCTTTTTTCTTTGTTTTATAGTTTAAAAATGTGATTACGTCATGCAGTCTTAAGTCTCTTCTCTCAAGTTCTATAATGCTTAATTCATATTCAATTAAAGGCTTTGAATGTTTTTCTAATAACTCTTCACAATGCTTTTTTAAGTTTAATTTATCTGTAAATCTATCATCTCTGAAAACTGCAGGAATTATATTTGTGTTGTAACTTAAATTTTCAACATATTCTTTATCATTATTTATACTTGAAAATGTCATGTTATCTTTTCCAAATCCATAAATTCTTGTATAATGCTCATAAGTGTCTTTTTTTATAATAAACTTTTCTAAGTTTATATCTTTAGAAACTATATAATCTCTATCTACACCTTCATCAATAACTTTTAAAATTTTATTTTTACAATCAAACTCGAAAGTACAATTATATAGCTCTTCAAGTTTGAATATTGCACTTAATAGACTTTCATCTTCAACAGTTAATGTTCTTCTAATTTTTACAGATTGTGCATTTTTTATTTCCCAACTCACAGGATCTAATAGATGATGAAGTATATCATTTAATGTTTGTGAATCAAAACTTTTCTGTCCTACATAAAAATCTTTTTTAAGACTTGTAAAATCCAGTGTGCAAGTAACAACCTCATCATCAATACTTTTTATGATAAACTGATTTTCTCCGGAAATGAAAAAAGGTTCTTCACAATAAATCTCTTCATCTTCTCCTATTTCAAATTCTAAAGTTATTAAACCATCATATTCATAAGTGATTTTACAATCTTTTTCTATTATCTTATCTCTAGTTTTAAAAAAATTAAGTAACATAGTTATAATTCCTCTCTATAATCGATGTACACTTCATTTATTCCTTCGAGTTTTAAAGTGAACTCTTTATTTTTACTTTTTATAAATTCGTAAAAATTCCAATCAATTAAGTTTTTCACTTTCCCCTCTTCAGCATTGATTTCAAATCCTGTTTTTGTGTTAAATTTAAAAATCATATTATTTAAAGTTACATTCTTTTCTGAAGATATATTTGTTGCTTCTAATGAAAAATTGAGTTTTATATCTCTAACAGAATTAAATTCAATTTTATCTCCGTTTTTTATTTTCTTTTTAACCCTTTTTCTATATATTTTCCCATTACAATTAAAAGTTATTAGAATGAGATTATCCTCGTCAACTTCTACATCTGAACAATTTTCTAAAAAAACATCATATTCTTTTTCTTCATCAATTAATGTAATCTTTTTAAATAATTCTTTTAATCTATTTACATTGTAAATTAAATCATTATCAACTTTTAAAAAACAGTTTATATTTATTTTATAAAAATTTTCTGTGCTGGATTTCAATCTGTTTTTAAAAAATTCAGGAGTGTAATCTGAATTTTTATAATTAATTGTAAATTCTAAAACATTGTATTTAGTTTTCAATTCTTTTATATTTATCATACTTTAACACTCCCTAATCTTTTTAAGTTCATACCTTGAAAGCTATCTGTATGCTTCCAAGTTGCTTTTGCTATTTCTTTCCCGTCTAAAACAGAATTTACTGTAATGTTTAAACTATTTTTCATTCCGTTAAATTCACTTATAACTTGATTCATTTTTGAAATGATATTACTGCTTGTAGTCAAATCATAAGATCCTGTCAAAGTATTCTTTATATTTTTTTGCTTTTCCTCATAACCTTTAGTGAATGCTTTTGATAAATTTGCTCCACTTTTAGCAACTTCATCTTGCATTTCTTCAGTACCTATAACAAGACCTTCTCCGATATTTATACCAAAGCCAGTCATAAGTCTTGACGGAGAATTTATCCCAAAAAATGATTTAATGCTTGATACAAATCTATTCGCAATATTTCTAGCTGCATTAACTAATGCACCTCCCATTGCACCAACTCCATTTATAAGTCCTTGAATAATATTTCTACCAACGCTTACTAAATTAATACTTGTTAAGAAATTATATACCGAATTCCAAATATTTGAAATGCTTCCAGGAACTTTACCAAATATTGAAGAAATACTTTGAAAAATTCCATTAAATGTATTTTTAACAAAACTCCATATCGCATTTAAAACATTACTAAATAAACTTTTAATTCCATTCCAAATTGATGAAAATACTCCTTGAACTCCGCTCCATACTCTACTCCAATCTCCTGTGAAAACTCCTGCAAAAATATCCCATACACTTTTTATCACATTTACGACAGTATCGAAAATTATTTTTATATTATTCCATACTGTTGAAAAGATTATTTTTATTGTTTCCCAAGTTGTACTAAAAGATACTTTTATAAGTTCCCATGAAAGTGAAAATATTGGTTGAAAAGTGTTCCAAAAAATTTCCCAAGCATTTTTTAAAAATTGCCAAACTTCAGTCCATATTAAAATACAACCATTTTTAAATCTTTCAAATGGTTCTCTTAAAGAATCAATTCCCGCTTTTATCCATTGTATTACTGGAAGTATTACATTATGCCATGCATTTTGAAAGTATTGCTGTATTACGGGCCAAACATCTTCAACCACTTGCATGAATTCTTGAAATGCTTTAGATACAACTTTTAATGCTTTATCTACAATCTGTCTGAATTTTTCTGAATGTTTGTAAGCATAAATTATTCCTGCTACAAGTGCAGCAATTGCAGCTGCAGTAGCAAAAAAAGGGTTCGTTAACATTAATGTGAATGTTTTTATTAAACCAGCTCTTAGAAGTGCTCCCATTGTTCTTAATGCTGTAAATGCATTTTTAAAAATTGCAACTGCTGAATGTATTTTCTTAAACGCATCTATAGTTTTTCCTATTCCAATTGTTAATTTTCCAAAAATGATTAAAAGAGGAGCAACTGCTCCGATTATACCTACCCACTTTACAATCATTTCTTTTTGACTATCAGATAGTTTTGAAAACCAACTGCTTAATTGTTTTGCTTTGTCTGCTAAAGTTTTAAAAATTGGTGCCAGCATTTGCATTGCAACATTTGCAAGTTCTGCTCCTGTTAATTTTAAAGAATTAAAAGATTGTTTTAAATCATCAATTGGATCTCTTGTGTTTTGAAACGTTGTCTCAAGAGACCCTTTGCTTCCTTCAATTGCTTTCATCATTTCTTCAAATTCAAAACGACCACCTTTTATCGCATCAGCTAAATCCGGTCCGGCTTTTTGACCGAATACTTTTATTGCTTTTGTAGTCGCCTCTGCTAAGTTTGGAGCATTCTTGATTTCATCAAGCATTTTTCTAAATTCTACCTTAGCATCTTTTCCTTCTTTTGCCCAGTTCCCAATTGCTTTTTTCATACCTGAAAAAGCAATCTCTGTATTTACACCTGCTTTTTCCCATGATGCAAATAGAGCAATGCTTTCTTTAGTATCAAAACCAAGTTGTCTCATAGGTGCTCCGAATTTTGTTAAGGTATCTGTTAGTTTTGCAACTTCTATCCCTGATTGCTGTCCTGCAACTGTAAGTTCATCAAGAACTGTTTTATATTGGTCTGCAGGTATTCCTGCATCACCCATAGCTCGAGCAACTAACATTATTGCACTATTTACATCTTGACCTGTTACTTTTGCAAATTTTAAAAAGTCAACACTTGCTTCTTTTAAAATATCCCCTGTAAAACCAAATCTTGTGTTAAGTTCGCCTACAGCATTTCCTGCATCTGTTGCTGAAGGTACTACTTCACTTTCAAATACTTCTTTTGCGACATTTTGTAGTTCTCTTAAATTATCTCCTGTAGCTCCGGTTTTTGTAACAACTATATCAAGCATCTCATCGACTTCATTCCAAGTTTTTACACTTGCAGCACTTAATGCAATTATTCCAGCTGTAACCGGAAGAAGTTTTTTCCCTGCATTTTCAAAGCCTTGCCCAACCTTTTCAACTTGTTCTCCAATTTTATGAAAAACACTCATCTGTTCTTTGAGTTTAATTTGTTGTTTAGTATAATTTTTAAGTTGTTGTTCCGTTTCAATAATTTCTCTTCTTATGATTTCCCATTTTTCTTTTTGCCCCGGATCTTTTGCAAGTTCTTTTTCTATTTCTTTTAATTTTGCAAGTTTATCTTTATTTGCATTAATTACATTACCAAGTTCTTTTTGCTTTTGTTTTAGTAATTCTGAATTTTTTGGGTCAAATTTTAATAATTTATTTATATCTTTGAGCTTGTTTTGTGCATCTCTACTTGCACTATTAACTCCTTTTAGTGCTTTTTCAAGTTTGACGGTATCTCCCCCGAACTCGATTGTTACACCTTTTATTCTCCCTGCCATTTGCTCACCTCACTTTGCTTTAAAAATTAATAGGGAAAAATGTATCAATATCAGCATGATTTATTACTTCAATATTATCGTCATTTTCTGCATTATCTATCATTTTTTCTTCCAATAAATCATAAATCATACCTTCAGTTAAATTTTCTAAATCTTCTACTTTTAACCCCATTTCTAAAGCTCTAAGTAAAAAAAGGGAGTATGTTATCTCCCTTTTTTTCCCTTGTTTTTTTTTACTCTTACTCTAGGTTCAAATGTAGGTTTTGTCCCTTTGACGTATAAAGTTGCAATCTCCATTGATTTTACAGCTAATTCTGTAAATTCATAATTTGAAAGATAGTCTTCATAATCTTTATAGTTGAAATTATCATTATTTGCATACTTCAACATAGTATAAGCGACTTCGATACAACTATTTAGCATTTCAAAATCTAAATCTTCAAAGCTAAATTTTTTATTCGTTTTTTGTGATTTTTTTCCAAATTGTAATAATTTATTTAAAAAATCATTTAAGTCTTTTTTAAATTCAAAATTATACTTTAATGGTATTATGCTAGATACATTTACTTTTAGTGTTTTTCCAAAAAAATCAATCTCTCTTGTTAACATTTCTTCTCCTATCCTTGTAATGTTTTTGTTTTGCTTGGTGTATAAACCTTTGTAAACCATGTTTCTTTCGCTTTTTCATTTAAAGTTGATGCTTGAACAATTTTATATTCAAAATCTTCAAATTTTTTTGGTCGAGCTTTAAATTTGATTTTCATAACTTCAACATCAATCTTTTCTTCAACTGTTTTTAGCTCAATATCAGGTTTTTCAAAAATACAATTATATAAAACTGAAACTCTATCTTTGACATCCCCCAAAATTTTAAATTGCATTGCTAAATTTGCTGGTTTTAAAATGCTTGGCTCTATCAATATCCCATTTGCATCTTCTTTAAAACCTAAATATTTCTTCTTGAAATCGTCATCAAAATTATAAATTTCAAGTTCGCCTTCATATCCTGTATTACTTGATATAGTATAAAACGTTCCGTTATCGGCATAGATTATTTTTGTATCGCCTTTACCAGATAGTTTTATTTTTGAAGTTCCTTTAATATGGACAGGAGTATCAAACTCTCCATCATCTTTTAAAGTTGATAAGTGTAAATTTTCAACACCAAATTCTACTATATTTTTTTCTTCAGCCATATTTTAAATTCCTCCTGTTATTTCGTAATATATCATTATTACATTTTTGTCTAATTCTATATCTTCACTTTTTATAAATGTGAATCTATTCTCTTCTAATTCTTTTTCAAATAACTCTTCAAATTCAAGCTGTTTTTTTAAACTATCAAAGTACACCTCCACCATTACATGTAATCTTGAAAAATATCTTTTATTGTCTGCATAAATTGACTTTTCTGATAATCTTCTATAAATAGCATAAGGCACTGTTAAATTGTCTTTTGTATTTATATATCTAAATTCAATTTTTAGCTTTTTGAATATTTTTATAAGTTTTTCTAAATCTTTATCCATTTTCTATTTCCTTTTGAATTCTCGTTTCAAACTCTTTTATCCCATTTTCTTCAACTCTCGCCCAATGTGGATATGCTTTTGCTCTTCCGACTCTTTTTCCGTTCTGTATAACATCATGTCCAAACTCTAGTAAATGAGTAAGTCTATAATGTTTTTCTGAATGAACTATAGCTGTCATTGAGTCTGTGTCATCAACTTTAAAAGACTTTCTATACTTTCCATTTCTGTGTGGTGCAGTACTTTCCAATTCTTTACAACTTTTTTCTGCAACTTCTCTTGCTATTTTCCTAACACTTTCTTTTACGAGTCCTATTTCTGATTTTAAAATATCTTCAACATGTTTACTAAATTTATTCATTCAAAATCACTTCTTTACATGTTAATTCAAGCAAACCATCTTTTCTTTTGTATGATCTGATAATTTCAAATTCTTTATTATCATATCTAAGATTATGCTGTCCTGAGTATTCAAAGTTATGAATAATAAACGTGATGTCAACTTGTAAATCGCTATTCTTCGCTTCGTAAAATTCTCGCATTGAAATTGACTCAATATTCGCAAGTATTTGTGTCTCAATATATTTTTTTTCTTCTTCATTTAACTCATTAAGTTCAACTACTCTTTTTAAAAGTGTTATTTCATAATCAAAAGTCATTTTATTTCCTCATTCTATTTATTTTTAAATTGTGAAGTTTAAGTTGTAATGAACGTGGCATTCCTTTATACTCTGCGTTATTGTATTTGTAACAGACATAGTCAACAATAAACTCTCTTAATTCTGCTTTTTCTTCGTGATTTTCATCTGTCAACTCCATTTTGTGTTGACTTTTCATTTCTTTAAGAGTTGATTCTATCAAGAATTTTATAAATTCATCTTTGATATTTGTTGTTATGCCTAGTCTCCATTTTACAACTTGGAGTAGTTTATCTTTCATCTGTATTCACTTCTTTTTTTGAATTTGTTTTGTTATTTGAATCTTCTTTTTTTTCTGTTTCTTCGCCTAATTTTTCTTCAAGTCCCTCTTCATTGACTCCCTCTTCTGTTTCTTTGTCTTCGATTTTCTCAATCAATGCTTTTCCTGCTTTATTTTCATTAGAAAGCAAGTAATTTATATGTTCTTGATTAATCAAAAAGCTAAAAAGAGGATAAGAGTCGCCTTTGTAATAAGCGACTCCGTCTGTATCTATAAAATCATATAATACTTTATACATAACTAACTCCTCTCTGTTATTATGCTTCAGTTAAATTTAAAGTTACAAAGAAACCAGCTTCTTTATCTGCTTGTTCTACATCAAATCTAACTGCAGCTTGTAAGATTTCTCCATAAATATTATTGTCAACCCATTTTACGCTTAAGTCTTCTCTGTCAGCTAATAGAATTGCATATTCTAAATCCCCAATAAATGCTTTAGCATCGTTTTTTGCTCCTAAAAATTCATCAGGAACAACAATTATTTCAACAGGAAGGTATTCGTTTTGACTATTTGAAATTATTGATGAATCCCACATGTATCTTCCCATTTTGTCTTTTATAATATGAACTTTGTTAAAAAATGCTTGAGTCATTAATGCTGTTCTTCCATAAGCAATATCCAAATCAACATCTAAAAGTGTTATGATTTCATCTAGTTTTGTAGCTGTTTTAGCTGTGAATTTCTTTAATTCTTCACAGATTTTTTGATTCTTTGTATTTCTTTTTAGAATTTCTGCTTGTTCTTCAACTAGTGCCACAACATCACAATCTGCATCGTCGATACTTTCTTGTGAGATTGCTATTGAGCCTCTGTATGTTTCTGCTTTCCAATCAACCTTCTCAAATTCAGGTTTTGCAAGTTCTGGATTTTTTTCAAGTTCTTCAACTGTTGATAATACAGCTTTATTTCTCTTTATAAGAGGATGTGTTCCTGAACTAGAATTTACTTTGATTCTTGTTACATATTCACTTAAATCTATTACTTTAGATGGTTTATTAACAGGTGTGTGGACTTCTTCTTTTGGTATTAGAACTCCTACTTCAGTTGATGTAATTTTGTCTCTTTTTAATCCTTTGGATCTAATGTACTCATCTACTTTTTTTCTTTGCTCGTTTTTTTCCATTTTTTTCTTCTCTCCTTCTGGGTTTACTTTTGGTGCTTTGTTTCTTAACTCTACTATTTCAGAATCTATTTCATTTATTTGATTTCTTAATTCTGCAACTTCACTTTCAAATTGTTTTGTTTCTTCTAAATTTCTTACAACTTCTTCTTCGATTTTTTGTAATACTTCTTCATTAGTAGCTGATTCAATTTCAACTTCTAGTTCTTTCGCTCTTTCATTTAATTTGTTTATTGATTCTTCTTTTTCTAGAAGTCTTTTTTCTGCATCTTCTTTTTTTCTTTGAAGTAATTTAATTTTTAACATTTCTTTAACATCTCCTTTATTTGTTCTTTTCTTAAATTTAATTTTTTCTCTTTTGCATTTTCAAGTTTTGTTCTTGCACTTACGCTTGTCTGTTCATAAGCCGGAAAAGTAACAACTGAAACTTCAAACAGGTCAATATCTGTCAATTCAACTCTTAATGTTCCATCATCTTGCCATGTTTCATTTTGCTTGTTTATATAAAACCCAAAACTGCATTGACTAACATCTCCTCTTTTAACTCTTTCATAAATATTTAGAGCATCAGTATCATTTTCATTGATTTTTATAGTTCCAAATAATCCTTTTGCATCTGCCTTTAATTCAAGAGTAGAATTTTTTGTTCTTCCTATTACAAGCTCTGTATTGTGATTTATTAGAGCCCTTATATCTTTTTTACTTAAATCTCCGAGTGCATCTTTTGAAACTTTTTCAAAGTAAGTTGGAAATATTTCTGTTTCTTCATCAAAAACAATAAAATATCCCTCAATGATTTTTTCTTTTCGCTCTTCGGTTTCACTTCGTATTTTTAAATCAATATTACTCGTTCTTTTTTCCATCGCCATTTTTCTCACCTCCTTTATTCAATTTCTTTTGGTCTGCAATTTTTGATGCCGGTATATAATTTTCTAAAATTATAAGTTCATTAAGTTCATCAAGTGGTGTTAATCCTATCCAGTCTCTAACTTCATTTCCAAGCACGAGTCCACTTGTAAATAGTTTCTGTCCTATTTCGGCTATCTCCCTGAAATTATAAGAATATAAACTTCTAGCATTACATTTAAAATACAAGTCCGGACTATAAATCAAACTCTTTGTAAGAGTTTGTTCGATAATTTTACCGATACTCATTATCTTTGTTTGTATAAAATTATTAAATTCTTCTTCGTTAAAACTTCCTACTCCCAACAAAAAAGCGGGTACTCCCATCATACTCGCTACAGTTTTTTTATCTAAGATTACACTATCATTTAAAGCTAAATCATTTAACGTTAGAGGTTTAACTTGATTTATTTCAAGCATTTCTGCAGGTATTATCCAAGGTTTTCCTGATTCTCTTCTTGATAAGTATTTGTCTTCTATTGACTCCTTTCCTTCTTCTGTTTCTAAAAGTTCTTCTGTTGAATCAACTTTTACTATCAAACTTGGCATATACTGTCCTTTTAAAAAACTTTTTCTTGTACTTGTTGCAAGATTTAAAGCCTCATTGATTTCTTTTAAATCAATTTTTAAACCTCTCCCCTTATAAAATTCTATTTCATCAGGATTTAAAACAAAATGTATAAATTCATCAGAATAGTATCTATTACTATCTTGTAAGATATAATAATCTTGCTTTGAAAAATCCCAATTAAATCCTAAATTTTTTGTTGTTTTTGGAATGAGATCTTCAAGATATCCATTTTTATCAAATACAGGAAATACTACTGCATTCCCGTTTATGAGTAAGTTTTTAACAATAAAATAAATCCATGCTTTTTTTGTCATAAACTTACATGGATTTATATCAATTTTTTTTGATAATTCATTTTTTAATCTAATATCGCCTTTTTCTGTATTCTTCATTAAATAAATAGTCATATTTGATACTAAATCAGCTATTATATCAATACATGTTTTAAATTCTGCCGTTTCTGATATAGTAGTATAACCTGATATAAAATCATAAATGCCTCTTTGATTCAAAACAAACCCATATCGTGCCTTAGATTCTTGTTTTTTTTCAACTTTTTCTCTTTTAAAGAAATTCTTTATTCCCATTCTTTTTCACCTCCTTTTATTATTTTATTTTGATTTTAACCATTCTTCTGTTTCGTGCTTTTTATCTTCATCCTCAATCATTCTCATACATGCAAAAACAGATGCATCAAATAAGTCTATTTTTTGAGTCGGGTCTGTTTTTTCGTATTGTATTGCATCATCTACTTTTTCAACTGCTTTTACATTAGAAACACAGTACTCGTATGCTTCTGAATGTAAATAATAAAATTCTTTATTTTTAACTTTCATTTCTATTCTTCTAAATCCTTGTGATTTTTTAAAATAAACTTGAGGTTCATCAATCATTTTGAATTTTTTCTTCTTCATTCTAGAAAAAAATTCATTTGCAAATTTTCTGTCAAATCCAACTTGACGAATTTTGAAGCCTTTTTCTCTCATCATACAAAACCAATTCACAATATCATCATATAAAACTGTTTCTGTATCACTCATAGTTAAGTTTCCGTCCTCTTCCCAACCGAATAATGGAATTGAGTTTTCCTCTGCAACTATATGTGCTCTAGATCTAGGAAAGAAAGCATGGGTTATACAAATATCAACACCTTTATAATTTCCGTACAAAGCTGAAGCAGTAAGGTCGTGTAATTTTGAAAGGTCAGCACCTCCATACCAATTTATTTTTAACTTTGCGAGTTCTTCTAATGTCCAATTGTATTTTTCATCAGACTCGTAAAATTCTGTTAAGTCAAAGTATGCTTTTATGCTATTTGTAAAAATGTTAAGTGATTTTGCGAGAAAATCTTTTCTTTGTTGAGGGTCATTTCTAGCTTGATATGCATCATTTTTTAAACTTTCAAGACTAATCGTATAACCCACTGATGGATTTGCTTTTATGATTTCTATTTCATCATCATATTTATTTTTATCGTCTGCTTTTGCAATAAAAATGAACAACTGTTCATCAACTAGTTGTCCACTTAGTACTTTTTTACAATATTTTAACCTATTTCCACAGAACCAATTTTCATTGTCTCCTGCGGTTGATATTCCTATACAGAGTTTGTTTGCATAAGCTTTCCCTGCCTCCTTGATTACATTGTATTTTTTTGGAGTTTTGTACGCGTGTAATTCATCGCATATTTGTATATTACTATTTAATGAGTCTTGTTTATCAGAATTTCCTGCCAAAGCCTCAATCTTCATAAAACCATCACTAAATTTTCTTTCTATAGTGTGTCCGAATGAATTATCTCTTATTTTGAAATACTTATCTTCCTGAAGATGATAAATATTTTCTTTGATGAATGTAAAACTTTCCAATGATTGCTTTAAAACGTCACCAACAATATAAATCTTTGTTCCGGATTTCCTGCTTAGTATTCCCAATGCCCAAGCTAAAGCTCCAATAAAAGAAGTTTTTCCATTTTTTCTTGGTATAAATATGAAAACCTCTTTAAATCTTCTTAAAATTGTATTTTTATGATAGAAACCTAAAATGTTATAGATACAAAATTTTTGCCAAGGAATTAATTTCAAAGGTTTTTTTGCTAATGGAACACCTGTTATAGTTTCTCCTTGAATATTTACTATTGTTCCCTCTATTAACTTTATTACAAATTCTGCCTCTTCAACTTTGAATTCATAATTCTCGTTATCTAAATCTTTGAAAAATCTTTGAACTACTTGTAGTTGCTCCTCGTTGACAATTTTTGAACCACTTTCAACGCTTGTTATGAACTCAACTACTTCTTTATCGTTTATTTTTTGTAAATCACAATTATTGATAATTTCATTCTTTTTTTTCAAAATTAGAGAGTATGGATTCAAGAACACTGTTGTTTTGTTGTGGTTCTGTATCAATAACGTTCTTAATTTTCTTCAAGCCGGTAGGAGTAAGTCCTAATTCTCTTAAATAGACTATACTATCATCTCTTAATTTCTCAATTGATAAATAAAATGGATTTTTTACTAAATTTTTGCTACCATTTTTATTCGTATGAGTTACAACCATCTGATAACCTGATTTTGCAAAGTTCTCTTTCGCTTTTTCTAAATCAACTAAAATTTGTGCAGTCAGTTCTATTATTTCATTAAAAGATTTGTCATAGGTGCCTACAGATTTCATTTTTTTGATTAAATCCTTTTTGACTTTTGAAAATTCCATACTACACCTCCTCTGCTAATTTATTTTTATTGCTTTTTCTCCTGTCAAGTTCTCCCATCTTTTTATTATTACTTCTACATATTTAGGCTCATACTCGATCATGTAACATTCTCTATTTAATTCTTCACAAGCAATTAATGTCGTTCCTGAACCTCCAAATAAATCCAAAACTTTATCTCCTTCCTTGCTAGAATTCTCAATTAAATATTTGAACAAATCAACAGGTTTCATTGTTGGATGTTCTAAACTTCTTAACGGCTTATTAAAATCTAAAACTGTTGTCTGCTTTCTATCTGAGTACCAATTGTGAGGTGCTCCTTCTTTCCACCCATAAATACAAGGCTCATATTTCCACTGATAATCTTGTCTCCCTAATACAATGTTGTTTTTATTCCAAATTAAAATCTGCCTGAAATCACTTCCTGCATCCTTTAATGCTTGTAAAAAGTTTATAGTTTCCGAGGTTGCATACCAAATATAGTATGATCCTCCTTTTTCTAATACTTCAAGCATATTTTTATATACTTTTTCTAAAAAATAAAAAAATTCTTCTTTAGTCATGTTGTCATTTTCTATATTTGTATGAACACCATTTGATATTCTTTGGTTTGATTTGTTTTTTGCTATATGTTTAGCTTTTTCTTCATAATTTACGTTATATGGAGGGTCTGTTACCACAAGGTTAACTGTACCCCCCCCTGTTAAAAATTTGACACTTTCGGTATCTGTGCTATCTCCACACATCAAAGTATGCTTTCCTAACCTAAAAATATCCCCTCTTTGTATTTTTAATTCATTTTCATCTTTTTCTATGTTACTAAGTACCTCTTCAAGTTGCTCTTCTGTTTCTTCAATCCCGTTTAATGGTTCAAATGGTTCAAATCCAAATTCTGACATATCAAAATCTATTATTCCTTCCATTTCAATTTGTAATTTTTCCAAATCAAAACCTGTTGTCATTGTTAAATTATTATGTGCTAAAATATAAGCTTTCTTTTGTTGTTCATTCAAATGAGTCAACCTTATTACATCAACCTCTTCATAATTCAATTTTTTTAATGCATAAAGTCTTCCATGTCCTTCGATAATCACATTATTTTCATCAATTGCGATTGGGTCATTGTTTCCAAATTCTCTGATAGAATTACAAATTTGTTCGATTTGCTCATCTGTGTGTATTTTTGCATTATTTTCATATTCAATAATGCTATTAATATCAATTTTTTCAAAATTCATATAATTTCTCCTTCAATTTATGTAAAAAAATAACAAAAAATTGATAAAAAATGATAACTTTTTTATATCATTTTTATAAATTTTTCGTTATAAAATATTGTCTTTTTTATATCATTATATTTTTGATAATTCTTTTGAAATTTCAAAACTTACAAGCAATTTTAAAAACCATTTTTTTATACCCTTTTAAAAGCTGTATTTTTAGCCGTTCCCCCTTTTCTAAAAAAATGCCTTTGTATATAAAAGGTTATTTACGCCGTTTTTATTGGCTTTGTATTTCTATTTTTTAAGTAGGGGGGATATTCTTTTTTGTAACTCTTTTCCTTTTTTTGTAATTTCGTGATTTTTGCGATTATGCATTTCATTGTGGCATTTTTCACATAATGAAATAAGGTTTTTTGTATTAAGTCTTAATTCCGGATATAATTCATAAGGATAAATATGATGCACTGTTGTTGCCTCTGTTATCTTTCCATATCTCTTACATTCTACACAAATATATTTGTCTCTCCTCAATATTTTTAACCTTTTATCTTTCCATTTTTTTGTGTTATAAAAGTTCATTGATATACCTCTTTTTTACAACAAAAAAGACACCTTAATAGATGTCTTTCTTTATTTTTATTTAATTATTTAATTATTTACTTTATACATTTAATTCTTTTCTTAGTGCTTTTTGCAAACAATAACTAAAATTTACATTATTATTTACTGCTAATTCATTTAACCAAAATGGTATAGTTAAAGTTTTCTTTACTGATCTATTATCTTCCTTTTTCCTTGCTAAATCTAAATCAACTGTTATATATTGAATAAAATCTTTTTCACCAACAGCTAAATTCTCTAATTCCTTAAAACTTTTTGAGTTAGGAATTTTTATATTATAATCTTCAGCATTTAAAAGCCAAATTTCTAAAACGTCCTTAGCATTACTAATTGCTTCCTCAATACTTCCAGCCTCGCTAATTGCTCCTCTTAAATCTGGAAATGATATAGTGTAAACTCCATCATTAAATTTAAAAAGTGCAATAAAAGTTCTTACTCCCTTATTCATTTTCAAACCTCCTTTTAATTTCGTTTTTAAAATTGTTTTTTAGCAGGGTTATTTTTTTAACCCTGCTTCTTTCAAGATTGCATCTAATGTTCCTTTGTCATAATCTGACCTTGTTGGTTTTGGTATTGTTAAGATTATATCGTCTTTTAACCAACATTCGTGACTTCCTTTACCTCGTTTTGGTATTTGTTTAAAGCCATTCTTTTTTAAAATTTTTATTAGCTCTCTCTTGTTCAATTTTAAAGACTTCCTTTCTTATTTCTTACACATATTATAACACGTATTTTACTACGTGTCAAGTATTTTTTTATAAAAAATCACAAAAAAAGAACAATTTTTATTGTTCTCTTCTTGCTATAAATATATGAAAGGAGGTTCTCATGAACACATCTCTGAAATGATACTTTATATTCTTTTCTATGTTATTATTATATCATCTAACACTAACATTTTTGTTGCGATTTTTTTGTGAATTAAATAATCTTTCCGTATCTCTTTTCAAGTAATTTTAATAATATCTTATCTATTTCTCTGCTAATATTAGCCTTATCTTTATATAAGATTTTTTCCATTTTCTCTAATTTACAGTTTTTAAAAAATCTTAATTCTATAATTCTAAATTCGTCATCATTTAAACAAGATAGTTTATTTTTAGTTCTAACATACTCATTTTCAATAATTATTAATTGTTTTGAAAGTCTGTCTTTTTTGGCTAATAAATTTAAAAGCTTTTCTTCTGTTGAATTTGTATCGCTACCTTTTCCGGAATTGTAGGAAGTTGGATTTGCATTTTTAACACTATAAATTTGACTTTCAATATATTCTAAATCTTCATTTATATTTTTTATATTCTCTTCATTAATTGCAAACAATCTAAGTTCCTCTTCAAAGTCTTTTACAAATGCACTTTTTTTCATTTACTTCTCCTTTTTATCACTCTTGTTGATTTCTCTTTTTAATGTTTCAAGTATTGTTAAATTTAAAATAGAAATGACAATTATCAGTAACACTCCTAAAATAATATTAAATTTTATAGTTTTAAATATAAATATAATATTAAACAATATATAACTTATTATTGCCAAGACTGACAATATCTTCTGCATTTTTTCAATAGCTCTATTAGTTTTCATTTCTTATCCTCCTAAATTCTAACTATACTTTCAATAAATTCTCTATCCTCTGCATCTTGATAGATAATTCTTTTTCTTATTCTTTCAGCATGTTTTATTTCTATCTTTGCTCCTTCACTATCTTTAAAATCTTTTAGTACATAAATATAGTCAACCTCTTCAATAATTGATTTACATATTTTTAAATATGAACTATATTCCATACCTGCTGGAAATTGTGCTGGATTAAAAACTCTAAATCCTAGTTCTCTTAAATACATTTCAGCATTTTTGAATTTTTGTCTATAATTATAATCTCCTGTAATTTTTCCTATAATATAAATTACTGTTTTTCTTTTTTTTCTATATTCTTTTACATTCTTTTGATATCTATCCATAACTTTCCTCTTTATTCTTTGATAAGTAGATTTGGTATGTTTATTAAGTTTTCTAAAAATAAAATTCCTTTAGATCCACTGAATTTAACTTCAAACTGTTTTATATCATTTATTCCTACTGTTTTTTTTCCTATTATTTTATCAATATTGTTCCATACTTGATACGGAATAAAAAAGTATCTTTCAATCATTCCCTCTGCAAAGCAAATGCAAATTGCAGCAATTGCTCCGAGCTTCTGATTTTTTTGTAATTCATTTTCTTGATTTTCAGATAAAACATTCTTTGATATTCTTTCTTTACTTGTAAACTTGCATTCAAAGACTATCATTTGCCCTCCGTTCAATACACCTTTGAAATCCGGTTCAGCTTTTTTCAAAAATTGTCCTTGAAATTTTCCTCCTTCAGCTTTCTTTAACACTCGGAATGGTTCAGGTGTTTTGTGAATGTTTGCAATTCTCATTTCCCTGTAATGATTACAGGCTCTTTCAATTTGCTGTTCAAAGAAATGCCCTTGAGCATTATTCTTCAAGCTTTGAAAACTCCTTTTTACATCTTTCATTTTAACATCTCCTATTATAATTTTTTAATTTTCTTAACGTGAGAACATCTAAAAAGCTGATTATCATTTACACCACTTACAAAGTAATATCCGTTTTTATAACATCTTTCTAAGTAGTCATCTGTTCTAGTTAATATTCCACGATAAACAAAATCATCAAATAAAGTAACTTCTACATACTCGTCTAAATAGCTTTCAAGTTCAATTTTTTTCATTGTTGTATCAACTCCTTATTCTCGTATATGTTGCCTACTACTTCATACCTGCTCTTATCTTCAAAATTTGTAAAATAACTTTCAGTCCACCTTTTATCAAGAGGTACTAACTTTAAATATGCTGTTTCTTCATCTCTTTGTATTTTGTTTAAAAAGGGTATTCTTGTACCAACATCAATAATATCCCCCTCGTATATCTCAACTCCATTTTTGTCTTTAAGTCCTGTTGACTGCATAAGTTCTATTTCATTTTTTGCTCTTATTACAATCCACGCTGGTTCTTTTGCCATATAGAATATATTTGGATGGAATTCTATTTTTACAACCTCAAACATTTCTTTATGTTTTTTATCCCAAGCTCTAAATTTTAAATTATTCATTATTCTTGCACCTCTTCACTTTCTAACTTAATTTCAAATATTAAATGAAACTGTTTAGATAAAAACTTCTTGAAACTTTTTAAAAATTTTTTATCTTTGCTAAAATCATAATTTTCATTAGTTATAACCTCGTTTTTTTCTGCTAATTTAATACTATTTATTTTTAAATCTTGTATATCATCTAAATAAACACAGCTTATTTCTTCAGAAAAACAAATTAAATCTAGAAAATTTATGTGTTTTAAAATTCCTTTATATTCAATGTCTATAGATTCTATTTCTTTATCATAAAAATAAAAAGTTTTACCAAATACATTTTTAATTCTATCTTTGATTTTAATATTTAAAATATATTGATTATCTTCTTTTGTAAAATTTAAAGAATCTGTTACATGATCTAATACATTTTTACACAAATAACAATTTACATCACAATCTGCTTTAATTTTCATTTTCTATCTCCTTACTTTTTGTTTTTTAAAAAACATACTACTAAAACTCCAAGAATATTTCCTAAAATCGCTCCAAATATTAGACATATTATATTTAAAAATAAATTCATTTATTGCACCTCTATTTTTTCAATTGTATAAATACCAAATCTTCCGGATATACTTCTTATTCCTTTTGTAATTGAAATACCTTTTTCTTTTAAAAATTTTTTAAGTTTAATAAAGCTAGAAAAATACTTTTCAAAATTCTTTTCACCAGCTAATTCACCAGCTATTATTTCAAAATTCTTATATGTTAGTTTATAAATATATTTCTTCATAATTAAACTCCTTTTTCATTTTCCCATTTATTTTCTCATTTCAAGTTCTTCAAATTTTCTTCTAACGATTTTTTCTTCTAAGTTTCCATTCTTGATTAATTGTTTGATGTACTCATAAAATTCTTTATATAAGTCATCTTTACACAAAAACTTATAAAGTACTTTTCTTTGTGCCTTTTCGATTTCATATGCAACATCAGTCAGACTTATTCCATTTTCTTTTAGAATATTTATCTGTTCATCAGTTATCGTTATTACACTTCTAAGTGTTGTTTCATTTTTTTTATTCACTGAATCAATTAATCCTTCTGCAATTTCCTTTCCTACGTAATCTAATATTTTTCTTTGTCTCTTTGCACTTAATTTTGAAATGTCCCTCATTCTTTCCTCCTTAACTTTAAATAGATACTCCAGCCGGTAAACTCGTTATAAACTGCACTATATCCGTTGTCTTTATCTTTTATACTCCAACCTGGATATTGTTTTTCCCAAAATTCTCTATCAAAGTAGCTTTTTGCTAACTTTTCAATTTTCCTCTTGGAATATCTTGCATCATTAGTACGACTTTCTGGTCTCTTTAAATTTTGACTACAAGTCCATTTTCTTTTTTGAGTTAGATTTCTAGCAAAGTATGTACTTATACTCGTGATTCCGTCTATCTCGTTATACTGTAATCTTTGACAGTTTGCTATTCCAATTCTTTTTCCTTTCTTTTCTCCTTTCTTTCTTTTTTTCCTCCATAAATCTTCAACTGTATCTCTATCAACCCCCTTGTTTATTAACAAATGATGATGAGGTCTAACACTTTGTACTCCTTCCTCTTCATCTTCTTGTGTTGTATATGATGTTACTAATATGTATTTTAAATCTTCAAGTTCTAATTTTTTTCTAAGTCTTTTTAATCTCCTTAAAAAATTAGTGATTTCTCTTTCCATTTCTTCAATGCTATTTGGTAAAAATTCATTGCTATATGTTAAGTGCAAAGCTAAATCTTCATCTCCGAAATTTGTTTCGGCAAGTTGAACGAATTTCCTCTTTGCATTTTTATCATTTAAGTTTTTTTGAACCGGAATACTTTCCTTAACTTTTTTTGACCTTTGCCCTTTCGGTTTTCTAAAAGTCATATATGGATATATATCTACCTCCATATATTTTTCTCCACAGTAAATTTTTTTTTCTCTAATAAAATTCATATCATACCACCAACATTTTTTTTATTTTTTTTATTTTTTTGTATGGTCGAAAAAATAATATCCATTACAAGCTCGCAAAGAGGTATAAAACACCCTCTTTTATTTGCATTTTTCAACATTCTGTGATATAATATTATTAACGATTAATAATTTTTTGTTTCATATAACACTATGAAACTATCACAGAAAAGCACTTTTAAAAGTGCTTTTTTGTTTACTCTTCTTTTTTATTTTCTTCTACTTTTTGCTCAAGTGCCTCTTCTAAATCGGTAATAACACTTATTATTGCTCTAATTTCTGTTAATGCCAGTTTGTGATTTGATATTCCAAGACTATTTATACAAAGTAAAGCATTTCTTTTAAATTCACTCTGTAATCCCTCGAAATATAAATCATCAATATCAATTTTTTCTTTATTCTCATTTTCTTCTGATTTTATATCTTTTAAAAAAGCTACTGTTATAGAATTTTTGTTCTTGTCTATTAATTCTGCAAATGCTTTAATTCCATTTTCTGTTTTTTTGAAAATAAGCGATTGAATTTTATCATATTCAACACCATTATAAAAAACACTACTTTCTGCTATCATTAATTTCTTTGCTGCCGTTGAGTTCATTCTGTTTTTCCTTTCTTGATTTATTTGTTTTCTAATAACTATCTATTTTGATAAATATTTCCAACTATTTCTGATTTTTGATAATCTCTATTTAATGTATATAAATCTTTATATTGTTTTGTTTTATCTATATTAGTCAAGTCAAAACTTGAAAAACATCCGTTCCAAGTTATTCTGTATGTTTCATCTTTGATTTTTATAATATCTCCTTCAAAGATTTCTTTTCCATTCTTATCGTGTAACCCTGTATATTTTAAAATTTTTTTATTTTCGGAATCTAAGTAGGTTATTGCTGTTCCAAAAATTGTATCTTTTGAAAATTGATACAATTTTCCTTCTGAATCAATAAATACATTATTTAAAAATGTTTCTCTTTCTTTGTCCCAAACTCTGAATTTTAATTCTTTCATTTTTTACTCCTTTTAAAATTTAAAATGGAATTTCTTCATCTCTTGCTTCAGAAATACCTAAGTCCCAATCATCAAATGGATCAGTTTTCTTTTCTTTATCTCCCCAATCAATAAACTGGACTTTTTCTGCTGTAATATCAAATGTATATTTTCTTTGACCGTCATCTCCAACATAGCTTCCTGTGTGAATACTTCCTTGAATTGCTACATTTCTTCCTTTTTTCAAATACTTTTTACAATTCTCTGCCATTACTCCATAAACGACTATTCTTATAAAGTCAGCTGTTTGCTTATTCATTGCTTGAAGCTCTTCTTTTTTCTCTTTTGATAAACCTCTATCTACTGCAATTGTGAAAAAGCAATAAGGATTTTGTGCTTGACTATATCTAAAATCTACTGCATTTGTTAATCTTCCTATTAAATTTACATTATTCATAAGTCCTTCTTCAGTCCCTCTTCCTCTTCAATATTTTTAATACATAAGTTCTTTTATAAAATTCATTATAAAAAGTATTATTGCAAATGCTGTCAACATCCCACACATACAACCTTTAAAAAATATATTGTTTTCTATATATTCTTTACTTTCTTTAGTTCTACAGTCGGATGTGTTTTTTTCTTTTAAGTTTGAAAATGCTAAAACTGTTGAATTTTGTGTTTTGTTATAATCTATTCCTACTCTAAAAGAATCGGCGACGTCGTTATAGCAAAAAGCCTTTTTTTGTGTGTTCATATTTTATCTCCTTTTTATTTTTTTATTTAATTTCATTTTCAAAGTATGCCTTAAAAAATAAATCATCTATTTCTATTTTTATTGCATCTACTTCTTCTCTATTTAAAAAATGTACATTTTTAAAAGATACATTTTTTCCGTCTTTATTAAAAATAAGTAATGTTTCTCTTTTATGCTTTTCATAAATCTTCTCTGCTTTATTGTTTTTATATAAATTCCATCCGAGTTCTTTTAAATTTTTTCTAACATCCATTACCTTATCCCTCTTTCTATTAGATAACATATTATCTTTTTTGTTTCGTTTTTTATAAACTTTAAATCTTTATATGTTTTATTTTTATTTAGTCCTAATTGCTCATAAGCTGGTATATAATCTTCCAAACTTGCTGAGTTAAATTCTATAGATCCAACTTCCCAAAAATTTTCTTGAACAAATTTTAGTCTTTTATGATAAACTATTTCTTTTAATTCATTTAAAATTTCTTCTGACAATTTTGTTGTTTCTTTTAAAAATATTGTTACAAAAAGACAATGTGTATCACTATCTCTAAAAATTTTTCCTGTATAACCATTGAACCCAAAGTTCAAAATTCCATTGTCTCTTAATAGAGACTTATCATCTATGTATCTATCCCACTCACTTTTCTTTTTGTTCATTTTCTCTTCCTTTCAAGTTCTTCTAATCTATTAAGTTTCTTTTGTATTATAGTCATTTGTACTTTTGCTTTATATGAGAAGTCTATAAATTTATAAAATATATCGTTGAACTCCTTTGTGAGTTTATCAAAAGTTTTTTGAAACTCTTTTAGCTCTTCTCTTAACTCTTCTGCACTACTCATAACTTGACTCTCCATTTTCTTTTAAGACTTCTTTTTCATACTTATCTATAAGCATTTCTGCTAAGTCCTCTAATCCACTCTCTATAACACTTCCTTCAAAGAATATTTCCATAGTTTTCTCCTTTTGTTTCTCTCCCCCTTTGTGTTATAATCTAGTTAGAAAGGGGGTGATTATATTGTCTGCTAATTTGAATAAACATCTAATCCTTAGCTTTGCAAATCTAACAAAGTTAAAAGATTTTGATAAAAATAATTTAATCTTACTAACTCCATCAGGAATAATATCTGGTAAAATTGTATCTGATGAAGAAATTAAAGAATTAAAATTTTTTAATGATTTTACAAATGAATCTGTAAATTGTTTTATCGAAGAAACCCAAGAATCTGATAAATATCCAGCATTCATAAAACTTAAAGATGTTACAGTCAAAAATGGAGCTTTTTCTTATTCAGTTCCATTCATTACTGTTTTCTTAGATCAAATTGTTGGTGTTACTATCGGAACTCTCTAAAGAAACCTTAATTTCTTTTTGCTCCATGTTTTCTTTAATATCATGGAGCAATTCTTTTATTTCTTTTAATTCATCTAATATCTTTTCTTCCATCTCTTTCTCCTTTCTGTTCGGTTTTATGAACTTTTTTCGCAAAAAAAATATTCTTTTATATCAGCTATTTCTAAACCTAACACCATACAAATTTTTATCATTTCTCTTTGAGTAAATTCTCTTTTATTATTTAATTTCAAACTCAATGAAGTATTAGAAATTCCTGTTCTTTTACAAAATTCTTCCCTTGTATCACAAACTTCTTTTATTTTTCCTTTTAATTTTGAATAATCAAACAAAAATATCACTCCTTTCTTTTTTTTGTTCGGTTTTATGAACTAATTATAATATTTATTTTTTACTTTGTCAACCTTTTTTTTACAAAAATATAAAAAAAATTCATATTTCTTTACTTTTTTTGTTTTTTTGTGTATAATATATAAAAAGAAAAGAGGTTACACTATGAATACTTTTAAAAATAGATTATTACACGCAATGAATTTAAAAGGTTTAAAACAAGTAGATTTAGTGAATTCAACTGGAATAGCTAAAGCAACAATGAGTGGTTATATGAAAGGTGAATTTGAACCTAAGCAAAAAAACTTACATTTAATTTCTAAATCTTTAAAAGTGAATCCCTCTTGGCTTATGGGATTTGATGTCCCTATGGAAATTGAAAATTCAAAAGAATTAAAGTCTGTTGAAGATTTAGACTTTTCCGGCATTAATAGAATTGCTACACATTTTGAGGGAGATGAGTTCTCTGAAGATGATCTAAATGAAATTCAAAATTTTATAAATTATGTAAAGCAAAAAAATAAAAATAAAGAGAAATAGTGTTGAAATGATGTTTTTAAAACCGTACTAAGAATAAATTAAGCCCGGTATTTTTGAAAATAACGGACTTAATTTATTTTTACATATTTTGAGGATGACGTATGAAAAAATCGGATAGACTTTTAAACATTGCAGTTAAAAATAATATTGAAGTAATTGAAAAACATATAGAAAATTCTAAAATAGAGGGTTTATACTCTGATAATACAGTTTTAATAAATACATTTACAAAAGAAGAAAAATATAATGAAATATTGGGACATGAACTCGGTCATCATTTTACTCTTGAAGAAAATAACTTACTTGAACATCAATATAAGGATTTACAAGAATTTTTTGCAGATGCTTGGAGTTATAGAGAGGTTATTCCTCTGCAAAAATTAGCCTATTATAAATTTTTCGATTATGATGTATCTGATATTTTAGAAATTGAGAATATTTCTTTTGAATTTTTTTGTAAAATTTTTAAATACTATGAATCTAAATATAGTTATAGTGATGTTGAAGTTGAAGATTATATTATAAATTTTTTACCTTTTTTTAATGTAAAGAAAAAATATTGATATAATAATTTTAGGAGGAATAGTTATGGGATTTTTTTCAAAAGTACAACAGCAAGATTCAGAAAGAGTTTATTTAAAAGAAGTTAAACCATTTTTAAAAGAAAAAGATGGTCTCACTCATATAGTGATGATTAATAGTTTTTCAAAATGGCTTAATAATGTTTTTTGTTGCGAAAACAAATTTACAACACAAATTGATGAAATTTTAATTGATATGCAACAGGATGGATATGAAATTATTGATGTTAAATTTAACTCTCTAGCAAATCAAGGAATGACAGGTTCTGCAGAGATGTTTCATACTCTAATAATTTATAAATAAAAACTTTTTATTTTTATAATATAAATTTGCTCTCTTTTAGAGAGCTTTTTTTAAAAAAGAGGTGTAATAATGAAAAAAGCATTCGCTTATGCTAGGTTCTCAACTGATATGCAAAGAGAAGAAAGCATTGATGCTCAATTCAGAGCAATAAAAGAATATTGTTCTCGTAATAAAATATCTTTAATAAATTTTTTTAAAGATGAAGGAATATCAGGAACAACTGATAATCGACCTGCATTTCAAGAAATGATTAAAAAGGCTGAAGAAGTTGATTATATTATCGTACATAAATTAGATAGATTTTCTCGTAATAAATATGATAGTGCTATCTATAAAAGAGCACTACATCAAAAAGGGGTTAGAGTAATATCTGTTTTGGAAAATTTAGATAATAGTCCTGAATCTATAATTCTTGAATCTGTTTTGGAAGGTATGAGTGAATATTACTCTAAAAATTTATCAAGAGAAGTAAAAAAAGGCTTATATGAAAATGCATACAAAGCGAAATTTAATGGTGGAGTTCCCCTTTTTGGCTATTCAATAGATGAAAATAAAAACTATATTATTAATGAGTATCAAGCAATAGCTGTTCGCCTAATTTTTGAAATGTTTTCAAAAGGTCATTCATATAGTGAAATTATTACAGAATTAAACAAAAGAGGATATAAAACTAGTAAAGGTAATAATTTTAAAAAAACTACTTTACACGATTTACTCTCTAATGAAAGATATATAGGTACATACGTCTTCAGCAGGGAAGATTATGATATGGAAAATAGAAAAAGAAATTCTCATAAATACAAAAATCGAAATGATATGATAATTGTAGAAAATGGAAATCCTGCGATAATTGATAAAAAAACATGGGAGTTAGTAAAGGAGAGACAAAGTTTGAATAAAAAAATCAGCAATAAAGCAAAATGGACTTATGTTTTATCTCCATTTTTGTACTGTAATCAATGTGGGAAAAAAATGAGTGGTTTTACTAGAAAAAATAAAATCGGAAAATACTATCAACATTATAGATGTATTAATACAAGTTGTGAACAAAAATCAGTAAGAACAGATATTTTAGAAAGTGAATTTTATGATGCTTTTAATAAATTAATTTTTAATGATTCTAATAAAAAATTATTAGTTGAAAAAATTAATAATTTTATAAAGATGAAAAATTCAAATAATGATAATTCAAAGATTGAAAATGAACTTAAAGAAATTGAACAACAGTTAAATAATGCTGTTACATTTATCCTGAATGGTTCATCTTCTCAAACTATAAAAAATAAAATTGAAGAATTAGAACAAAAAAAATATAATCTTCAAAATGAACTTATTCAAAAATCTCAAAAACATAATAATATAAATTCTAAAGAAATTATAAACTTTTTAAACAGATATGATAAGCTAGAAAAATTCAGCATACCTGAACAGCAAACAATCTTAAAATTTTTCATAGATCAATTAAGATATGAAAAAGGAAAATTAATTATAAAGTTGAAATTAGCTGAAAAGCCTCCTCCCACTTTAAAAAATAATGAAAATGGCACCGAACTGCCGGCACCATTTTGAAACTAACTTTTGTTAGTTTTTTTATTGTGAAACAACAAGGTTCCCTGGAACCCACCCGATGCGAAGCATCGTGGAAGGGTGGGGTTCTTATTGCAAAAAAAAGGTATGAATTAACATACCTTTTTCT